TACCAATCGCTGATAACATCAGCTGCCCGTTCCATAACGTCAGGATCTAATTTCCCATCCCAAGCTTTGTAATCTCCAGCAACAACATTCCCGCCGAAACGGTTCAGTCTATTGTAGAGACTAGTCCACTGTGGGCTAGTACAATCAATCCCAACGGCACTTGGCAGTTGAGTACAGTTTTGGTTCATACACGCAATGAAGGCTCCAAAGAACCTCCTACACTCGATATTAAAGTGCAGCGGCAGACAGTCAAAAAGTCTAGTAGCTCCTGATCTTATCTTGGCCAAACCACGTCGTTCGTCTTTCAAATTCGAATAAGCGAGAATAAAAGGTTGTTCTCCTCGCAAAAGTTGTTCGTGCATTTCTTCCTGTTTCTTCATTAAATACGCATCCTTCGGAAACATCTCTAACGATTCTTCAGACAAGGGATCAGTACATCTAAATAAGTACCTCTTTCCCTGTGCACCTGGGGGCCGCCACCATTTAAAAGGTACGCCCGGACTCGTTTTCGGGTTCAGCCGGCTAAAACCAGCTCCTGGTATTCCATTTACAGCTTCATAAACTGTCAAAATCCTCTTAGTTACACCCCGAGGGACGTAGCACAAAAGGGTAGTCAATATAAGTGAGGCAGCAATCTCAATGTTGTACTTTGAGAATGGTTTAGTTCGTTCTGAGAACTTCTTTGCTCCCTCATTAATAGGGGAATACCGTTGTTCACGCAAGGACTCATCCATGCGAGCGTCGTTCGGGTGCAGAACAGAAGGTTCTGTGACATGTTCGACGACCATGTCAAATAGCGGACTAGGAACGAGATCGGTCTTAGATGATACTCGTTCAGCATACTTGCTATTAAGGTATGCTGCTTGCTTCACCGCCCCGACGGGTACGATGGTAGGATGTTCAGTGCTCTCCACTGTAAGTTCACTAAAGAGAGCGTTTCCCATTTTTGGATGATCCGCAAACAATTCACCATCTTCAGGTGAGGCTGCACAATGCATCTCCGACTCCAGGGGAAACTTCTCTAGGATATTCGCTGTAAGCCACTCCATTGTTATGATCGCTCCGAAACTTTGTTCTAAATCGGGCAACCCTGCAACGTGCATACCCATTATACAGCCTTTGGAAAACTTATTCATGCATGCTACAACAGCACCACACATGCCTTTCTCCGAAACCATATTATAGGCCCA